GTGAGCGATGAGCCACAACAAATATCCGGGTGTAGCGCAGTTTTGGTAGCGCGCTTGAATGGGGTTCAAGAGGCCGTGAGTTCGATTCTCGCCACTCGGACCAGACGCTTCTCAGTCGAACTTGATTTATCAAAGTTCAACTGGGGAGCGTTTTTGTTTTTGTTTTCAGTTTCTTCGGAAATGTTAAAATAAATAAGCAGTTCAGAATCGCTAACTTCTATATTTGTTACGAAAGTGTTAATAAGGCGGCGTTTATAGGCATCGTCCTGCTCTGTGGGCTGGGCGTAGAACTGCTGCAACAGGAAAAGGTACTGCTCCTTGGTGAAGAGCAGGGGCTTCTCAGCTTCCATCGTGGAGAGCTGATAGGTCAGCGTGTTCTCCTGCTGGGTCAGATCATCCAGACGGGCGACAAGCTGGGGGTTTGCACTGCCGGTTTCGATGGCATCCATGATGTTCTTGCTCCTGCGGCGCACATCCCAGAGTTCCTGTTCCAGCACATCGCGCTCGGCGTTGGGCTTCTCCATGTCGGCTTTCTGCACCTCGACCATCGTTTCGGCAAGAAGTTCCATCGTTTCCGGCTGCAACAGGTGGTCACAGATGGAACGAATCACCTTGCCCTCTAAATCATCCTTCGGGATATTGCGCTTGCGGCACTGGGGGTTGGAGCAGGCGTAGTAGCGGTACACCTCGCCGTTGCCGCCGCTGTGCCCGCTTACGCCCTTCATGGTGCAGCCGCACTTTGCACAGAACAGTTTACCGGAAAGCAGATATTCCGCTTTCGGTTCATACTTGGCTTTCAACTGACGGTTGGTTTTCATCATAGCTTGCGCCCTCTTCCATAGATCATCATCAATGATAGCGGGGATCGCGCCCTCGATCCGCACGTTGTACGCCTTGCTGGTATAGACACCGCGGTACATTTCATTCTGAATGATACGGGGAATGCTGCACTTGTTGAAGAGGTTGCCCTGACTGGTGCGCAGACCTTTGGCGTTGAGCTGATCCACAATGGAAGTGCTGCTCTCCCCGGCGGCGTAATGCTCAAAGATGAAGCGCACGGTGGGCGCAGTCTTTTCGTCAATGACATACTTCTTGTTCTCGTCGGTGGTCAAGCCAAGAGAACGGCAACGGTTGATAGCATGACCTTTCAGTGCGCTTTCGCGCATACCGCGGCGCATCTTCTCTGCCAGCTCTGCGGAGTAGTATTCGGCAAGGGCTTCCATCAAACCTTCAATGATAATGCCCTCTGCGCCCTCCACGTTGCTTTCGGCAGCATAAAGAATCTCGATGCCGTTGTCCCGCAGACGCTTCTTGTACACGGCACTGTCGTACCGGCTGCGGGCAAAGCGGTCTGTTTTCCAGCAGATCACCATATCAAACGCGCCCTTGTCGCCGTCGTTCATCATCTGTTGGAACGCGGCGCGGTCGTCGGTCTTACCGGAGATATGCCGGTCAATGTATTCGTGAAGGATGGTCAGGCCGTGGAGCTTGGCGTAATTCTCGCAGTCCCGGCGTTGCCCTTCGATACTCTGCTCTGTCTGCCCGCTGCCGCCGGAGTAGCGGTAGTAGGCAACGAGGCGGTTGCCGCCCTTGACTTTCTTCCTTCTCATATATAGTATATCCTTTCAAAATGCCCTGTTCTTCCAGACGGAAGGATGGGGCATTATTTTTTTACGCAAGAAAAAGCCTACCGGGTACGGCTCCGGTGGGCTTTTTCTTTTTGCATGGTGGTCAGCGGTGACGCTTCAACCACTCGTCTGCGGCGCGTTGCAGAACTAACCGACGGTAGTAAACGGTTCGCCCTCCGCTGGCTCGTTCTTTTTCACAAGCGACTTGTACTCGTCGCTCTCGGCAATGCGCTGGGCTTCGCTGTCAGGCACTGCCGCGCTCTGGGCGGCAGGGGATGCAGACCGGCTGAACACATTATGGAAGTATTTCAGTACCACATCCCGATCCTGCGGGGCCAGGTCCAGAAATCCCTCCACAATGGCCCGGTGTTCTGCACCAAGATCATACTCGGCGCAGAGCTTGTCCAGCACGGTTTCCCGCGTCTGCTCAAACATTTCGCCCTCGCCGGTGCGGAGCCAGTGTTCATTGACCCCGAACTCACGGCAGATAAGGGACACGGTTTGAACAGAAGGATTGTTCTTACCGCTTTCCAAAAGGCTGATAGAGGTTTTTCCGATACCAATTCTGGAACCGAACTTCTCCATACTAAGTCCGAAATGTTCTCGCACTTCGCGGATTCTGTCTTTCATTTGCTGTTCACCTCCTTTAATGCAATGATAGCACGAAATGTTAGTTAAGTCAACAAAAGATAATTGAAAAGGGGTTGACAACAATAATTAAATGAACTATAATGGGCACATAAGGTTAGCTTAATGAACACGGGAGGTGAAGAGAGATGCAGAAAGAGAAAAGTATATACGCGGATGTTCTGGAAAGTGCGATTAGCTGGCGTGTGCGCGATATGCCGCTATCTGCGTGAGATGGGGAAATCGGCGAAACGGTACGCCGGTTTATGCGGTAAAGGATGGAATGTACCTTCGCGCTCTCATCCTTCCCGCAAAGCTGGGCGGTGCGACTACGGATGACCTCAGCGAAATCCTTGCAAATATGTTGGAATGCCAGCAGTCGGAGAAGAAAGAGGAGGAGGCTGATGATTAAAACCGGAGTTAGGTATCGCTGCGATAGGTGCGGCTTTGAGCGGTTTGTTCTCGATGGCAGCATGAGCAAGGCCGAAAAAGACAAAATCGCCAAAGAGTGGATCACAATTCCCGGCATTGATGGTAAGGAAACGGCGCTTTGCCCGGACTGCCGCATAGTCTACGAGAGTAGGTACAGAGAGATGATGGAGAAATTCATCAAGGAGAGTGCGCCATGGTAACGGTAGAAAAAGATGTGCGCCTACTGGTCAAAAAAGAGCTGGCGACCGTGAATGAGGATTTCCCGCTGTTCGCCAGCGCCTACGAGGGCTGGGCGAAAGTCCGGGCGGCGCTGGCCGGAGTGGAGACCGAGCGCTATATGCTGGATCGGTATGTAGAGCAGCGCCTTTGGAATGAGGCGCGCTTTGGGCGGGACATTCCGAAAGAGGACTTGAAGGAAGCACAGTCGCAGGCCGTCCAGATGGCCGCGCAGGCGATTCGGCTAGCCGCGATGATTTGCAAGCTGGAACGAAGCCAGCGGCGCTGGAAAAGAAAGGCGGGAAAATCGGCATGATCTTGAAAAAAGAAATCATCGAAAAAGCTGTCAACTGGTGGGTAGAAAAAGTGACTGCCAATCAGCCGCACAGCAATGGAGACAACGGCTATACATCTATTGTGACGTGTCTTCTTGCAGACTCGAGAACGAAGAAAATCTCAAAAAAGCAGACCGACGTTTTCAAGAAAGCACTGGCAAGAGAAATTGAAGAAGAAGCAAAGAAAAGGACGCGCTTTTCAATTTGCTGTGACTACGAGCCGTGTAAGGTGCTGTTCGTCGCTGCGCATGAAGCAGGTATTCCGACTGCCAATTTTCCGTTTAAGACCATGATGTTTATCAATGAAGAGGACGGCGTGGTGGTTCGTGATGGATACGGCGCACCGCCGGTCAAAATTTGAGGTGGCAGCATGGGCAAGAAAAATAATGCCCCGGCAGAAGTTGAAACCGTCACTGTTACGATGAGCCGCCCGGTGGCGGAAGCTGTGCAGGCCGCTTGTGAGATGTACTTGCGTCTGCACATGGGCCAGTTTTATGATCTGGCTGAAGACCTCTGCATGGCGAAGCACTATGCTGATATGGGCGCAAAACGATTCGAAAATGCAGAGGACGAAAAAGAAGATTTTTACCGGGCGTTGGAAAACCGGAACATGATGCAGGATGACATGGACAGAGCATATCAAATGTTTGCCTGTCATCCGCTCATCGAAGACGGTATGTGCATTCCATACCGCGCGGAAACGGTCTGGCTGGGTATCCGCCATGCGCTGGCGTGGCACGACAAGCCGGAGGGCGACTGGACAAATGTGAGGTTTGACCCGCCGCTCAATCGCTCCGATCAGCCGCAGCCGGTGGTGAAGCTCAATGAAAAACAGGAGGCCGGAAATGAGACGAAACGGCGCAATGTTCATCTGTAATCGATGCAGGAAACAGGTATTTGCAGAACGGTTCGATGACGGCCTGTTTGACCAAAAGGCATTGGATGGCTGGGCGATTGAGGCGAGAAACTTCTTTGGCGTCGGGGATTTATGCCCGGAATGCTACAAAGTGTACCGGGAAACAATGGAGCGCTTCTATGAAGGAGGCCGACATGGAACCTGAAAACACCTGCTGTATCTGCTACTGGCACGATGCAAAAAGCTGGTTCTGCTACAACTACCTGTCGCCGAAAGGCACGGAGGATACAGCCCCGGAGGATAGCTGCGAATTTTACGAAAGGAGAAGCGAGTATGACAACTAAGCGCCTCAAAAAACTGCTGATGGCGATGGGGCTGTCCCGCAACCAAGTAAACAGGATGGTTAAAGAGCAGCGCGACACTGGCTCGAAGAAAGCGAGCAATGCGCTTTACTACCATGTGTTCAAGCAGGACTTTAAGCTGTTCGCATCCGACTGCGGCGGTGAAGTGCTGCCGTATCTTAACAGCTTTGTTTTACAGTGATGACAAAGCGCTCCAAGAACATGATGAGGTGAAAGTCCTCTCTTAGGGGGCTTGTATACCCGTTAATTCTGTGACTGTAATGGTTCGCAGAAAAGAAAATAACACAGGAAGTTGACCGGAGCAGGATGGTGAAGGGGATGCGCAGAAACTATATCAGAGAAAAGAAAATCCTCTGTGGCGATAGTTATATGGCTGTGGGTCTCTACGCTATCACTCCGCAGGAGCACAAAGCAAGAGGAAAGAAACAGAAGGAGTCCAGCACAGACCAGAAGTCCAGAAATAAGATGTCTTCGCTGCGCCAAAAACAGAGGAAGGCCATTGCAAATTTCGACAAGTACGGATTTTTCCTCACGGGAACCTTCGAAGAAGCATTTCTGCCAGACGACATTCTGGCCTGCAAGCGGGAAGTCGTGAACTACAAGCGCCGGGTGATCGCGGCGACGTGTAAGCGCTTTGACGTGAGCCGGGACAAAATCCGCGTGATGCTGTGGGCAGTCCGTAAGGGCGAAGCTGGCCGGTTACATATGCATGGGTTCGTGGAATGTATGGGCATGAGACAGAGCGAACGCCGTGAGTTCCGCGAGATGCTGGAAGACCTCTGGCGGCGGCGCATTCCTGGCACGAATGAGTACGAGCCACTGGGGACGATGAACGCGGACCGCATTGACATGAAGAAGCTGCTGGGCAATGACGGGACCACACAGGGCAAGCACGGCACAGTGGGCTACATCTACGGCCACAAAGAGCGTATCTGCGTGGAAAGCAAAAATTTGAAGCTGCCCGTGGAGCAGCCGCCGAATGACACCAAGTGGAGTCGGAAGCAGTTGCACACAGCTTGCGGCGATATGCAGAATGACGCCTACTGGTGGGGAACACGCTTCCCGGGCTGGACGCTGGAAAAATGCGTGGTCTATGACCCGGAAGAGCTGCACCAGTCTGAACAACAGAGAGAAGATGGCTGGGAAGTCACAGAGCCACAGTGCTATGTGATTCTGAGCAGAAAGGGGTAACAATGAGCGCCAGAATGGAGCTGGAAGACCTGCCGCCGCGCTACCGGGCGCAGGCAGAAGCACAGATCGCAGCAAGAAGCCGGGGAAAGTGTGTCTCTCCGCAGGCTATACCGGATGCCGCCCGGACTGCGGGCAAGTTGGGCAAGGCTTTCGAGAGCCGGGGCGAGTACGAGTATTACATGAGCGTCATCGTTCCTGGCATTCAGTCCGGGAAGATTCTCAAGGCAACGACGCACGTTGCCTTTCCTCTGCTGCCTGCAAAGGAATATGGCAATGTTAAACTGCCTGCCGCCCGGTATACGGCAGACTATGTGCTGAAATATGCCGACGGTACGGTGGAGGTGGTCGAGATCAAGTCAAAATTCACCCGGCGGCAGCAGCGGGATTATATCTACCGCCGACGCCTGTTCATCGACCTCATTGCAGAGCCGAAAGGGTGGAAATTTACGGAAATTATCACACCAGACACCAAAAGTGAAATCAACGAATGGAAAAAACTGGCAAGAGGAATGAAGAGGGAGTGAAGAATATGAGCGGAGGAAGAAAAAAGCCCTTCCCGGAGTATTTCAAGAAATCTCTGGGCTTGCAGGTGAAGCAGAAGCAGGCGGCCCGCCGAAAGGCAGCACTTGAGGCCAAAAAGGCTGCTTCAACAAAAAAACAATAAAAAGATAGTCGCAGGAGGGCGCAGAAGATGCGAGTTGATGAGGCAAGAACGATTTTGGAGTATGCAGCAGATATTCCGGCCAAGCTGCGCACCATTGCGGCGGAGAGAGCGGAAATCGAGGGCGAGTTGAGTTGCCTGCATGGCATCGAATACGGCGGGATGCCCCACGGCAGCGGCCATAGCGATACCACGGCGGACATTGCTGAACGGGCGGACGCGCTGGGCTATCTTGACCGGCTGCGAATGCTGGATGTACAGG